AATATTAACATTTCTTGTGATCGGTAATAGGGTTTTTGATTGGGTGGAATTCATTGATTTTGTGACTGCTCCAGCGGTCGACGATACAGCTACACCATTTGAATTAATCTGAAATGTAGTGCCGCTTACCCACTCAATCAGAGCTTCTCCGGTGTCACCCTTTAGAATGTTCCCAAAGTCTATTTGGTGTTCATCTGTGTTGGCCGCTATCGTTATTCGTTGCCCGTTTTGGCTTAGTGTTTGTATTGCCATGTTATTCTGTCCAAGTTAATTTTGGTATTGTCTCCGCCTGAATAAAAATAAATCCTTTCCTTGTTCCTTCGTACTCGCTCACTGTGATGATGTTGTAAACCTTCGTATCCAAAACAATTCTGTTTTCCTCCGTTATGTCTTCTCTCCAATCAACAATGAAACTCGCGTTAACCACTGATTGAATCTGATCCTGTACCACTAATTCACGGCCCTGCTTCTGATCAAACTTTGCCCATACTGTCGGGTTACTATCTACCTTCTCCCATTCGCTTATTTCGTCCTGGTTGGTAGTACTCGACTGAAACACCTTCTTTAAAAAAGTGATCTGCCTGTCCATTTGACCCCTCCTTATGCGACTTTGCAGCATAGTTCATTCTCTACTTTTTTACCGTTAAACTTTTCCCACGGATGAATGTTAACGTCGCTCTTTATATCGTAAACAAGCTGTCCTGAATAATCAATGATCTTACCGCCAACCTTCGCAACCTTCAAAACCCTCATCATCATGTTATCATCCAGACATTTGTTAAGCGATGGATATAGCTGCCCTTTCATTTCCTCCACAACGCTACGGTGAACCATCTTGCCTGGGCCAATGATTGAAAAATCGTAAACGTAATCCTTTGCCTCATCGGTGTAGAAGTTTACAAACGTCACCCTGTTAACTCCGAAAAATTTCTCCTTCGAATCAATCAAAGGTTTGTATGTTTCGAACAATTCCGGTTTAATCACGCTGTCGCTATTCATCATCATCAAGTATTCGAACTTGTGAAACTGTAAAGCATACTTAATTCCAAAATTTATCTTATCCCCTACGCATTCATTTGAGTACGCAACCCAATTAAAACCATACTCATCACAAATCTTCATATACTCAGGCTCTGATATAACACAAAGTACGGTCACCTCGTATTCAATAGCCTGGATCATCTCTTTAAGTCTGTCGAAACAGAACTTAGTAACTTCCGGGCGCTTCCAGAGCGGTATGATTATTTGCAGTTTCAAAAGTTGTAGATTCTATATGAGTGAATCAAATCGATAATGTAGTGTGGAATCTTGGAGGTTAGGCCAAGCACAACAGTTCCCCTGTTTTCGTAAAGATCAGTGATAAGCAACTTCATTGCGTGCCTGATTTCTTCCGGCACATCGGTAATGTCATCGCCATAACCTACAGTAACACTAATTTTAATCGCCTGTGGCCGTCCGTATTGAAGCGTTGGCCATGTTACGTCATAAGCCCTCACAACGCAAGCGGGTTCGTTATTTGTTACCCAGTATTGACTTGTTGCAAGTGTCTGTTCGACTCCTTCAGTGTCCCGGTACTTCACGCTATCCACTGTTTGCAACGGTGGATAGGGAAGTTTAAACTCATTGCACCAATTATCAAAATAAGCGTCCCATTCCTGAGTTATCAGGGCACGATTGAGGTATCTTTCGATAGTGCCGCGAGCGGCCTTTATCATACGGTTTACCTCCTCATCCTGCCCTGATATTCTCAAGTGATCTTGAACCTCTTTTACTGAAAGAGGTTCTTTCTCAGGTGCGCTTGTTAAGACGTACATCTTAGGTCGCTGAAGCTCTCATGTACTTCACTGGATGCGTCCCGGCATCAAGCAAATCACCATCAATTCTCCAGAAAGCAACCAGGCCGATCTCGTCAGTGTCTCCAAAGCGCTCGTTCAAACGAACAAGTCTCATGTTGTTCACGGTACGGATCACATACTTTTTGAAGTTGCCGAACAGGGCCACTTTTTGGTTATCGTTCGCTGAGGCCGCACCATCCTGGTAAGCAAACATATCTTGGTTAATCACATAAGGATAACCGAGGATTGTTGATGGTGAGCTTGCCGCAAAACTTGGAGTCCAGAAAGGATAGCCAACAGTTGCCGCCAGGGAAACCTTTTTGATTGCCTGCAATACGTTGTCATGGAACATCCAAGTCGCTCCAACTCTGTAAGCAGGGTCAATTTCGTGCTCCAGACTGATAAAATCGTTCGCTGCCAGTGCAGTATCGTTCGCTGTGTTGTTACCGTGTGCCGCCGCAATGGTGATACCCTTGGGTTTTGTTGAACCGTCTGCCAGAGTGGTGTAGTAGTTGATACCACGGCCCATTCTTTCAGAAAGGAATGCGTTAATTTCACCAACAATGTCAAATTCTGAATCTTCGATGATTTCAGATGACAGTCTCAACAGACCGGAAGTGATTTTGTACGCCTCAAATTGCTGATTTGCATCAGTAACCTTCACGGCTGATGTTTCAGCGTTAACAGCCTCACCAATCAGATACGCGCGGTTAGCGGTATCGTTAACTTTTGGCCAATCAACAACATTGCCCTTTGCGGTCTTCCACAAACGTGAAACCTGGAGCATACCACCGTAAGCCTTCATGGCCACTTCCAATTCCTTCTGGAATCCGGTTGCGATTGTGTAACCGCCTGATCCGTCAGTCGTGCTCTGCTGGGCTGCACGTACGATACCAAGCTCTTTGTATGCCTGGTTGATCAGTTTGTTGTCATCGGCCTCCTTTTGTGCAGGAGCCATGAATGAACGCAACTCCTGAGATACCGATCCAGTAAGAACATACTCCTTAAGAGCAAGGTTCTCACATTCTTTACGCTTCTCAGGTGTCATATCACCCTTCTTCAATCCTTTTTCGATCTCGCGGTTTTCATTTCCTTCCTCGATCTCTTTCAATTCGAATGCTTCAAACTTTGCAGCATCCGCCATCAATTTTTCGTAATCCTTGTTCCACTCGTCAAACTTTGTATCGTCTTCCGCAGTGAGCGTCTCCTTACCGTACAGGTCTTTCATGTTCCTATATAGTACCTCCGCTTTTTTTCTCAGTTCCTGACTCTTTTTTGCCATTTTGTTAATTTAATTTAAGTTCATGTTTCATTATTGATAATCTCATTCCGAGTTTCTTTGTCAAACTCCTCGCCTGTTCTGGCGTTGGGTTTTTTATTGATTCAATTTCATTTCTCAACTCATCAATAGCCTTTTGCTGCTCTGCGAGTTTGTCGAAAAGTTTTTTATGCCCTTCGGTTGCGACTGATTTGAATTTCGCTGCGTCATCAGCACCGATGGCAACGAGTGACAACTCATGGGTTTTCCACCAGGTACGAATAACGAGTGGGTAGCTGTCTTGAAAATCATTTTTGTATGTAACTCCATCGACTGTAACATTTGCCCCTTTCGGGATCTCAACTGAGTATTCGCTTTCTGTACGGTAGCCGATCGACACGCTGTCAATGTGGCCCTCCTTAATTTTTTGCCTTACGTCCTGCTCCGCTTCACTCACAAAACAAGTGCAAAGAAGTTGATCAAGTTCTGTCCGGAAGTTCTTTGCAGATCCTTTGATTTGCTCAACCTCAAACCGGCTGTGTGAATCAAGTAACGGCACCTTATCGTTGTTTGGGGCTTCCATGTATCGCATTGGGAGTATTTCCCGGATAACCTGCCAGCGCTCCCAATCAATTACAAGTGCCGGGGCTTCTGTGGTGGCCACTGTTTCAATCCCTTTCTCAAAATCAAGCTCTTTTTTCGCCAGCGTTACCGCGCGCGATACCATTCCGCCAAATCCCTTTGGATTAAATTCTTTTATACCTTCAACTACTGCTTTATTACGCTGCATTTTGATTTTCTTTTGGTTGCTCTGTTTCCTGTCCTAATGTTTCTACCGGCTGCATGGTAGAGTTCATGAAAAACTTATTGATTGAATCTGTGTTCTCCATTTCCCAACCTTCCTGCTCCCGGCCTTCTGATGGTTTAATCAATCCCCACTGAACACCTATGCCGTAAACTTCATAACGTGTTTTGATGTCGCCCTTAATCAGATCATCGTAATTAAACTGACTCATTACGCGCCCACGCTCATTTTCAAAGAAAAGTTTTCGGTCAATCTCTTGCTGAAATCTTGTACCCCACGGCACTGCTACATCTTTGGCAAAACTTCTGTCCTGTTGTTCGATGTTTGAATAGTTCGCTTTTTCCAGGTCACCGATTTTGTGAGGTGGCACCCGGAACCATCCGCAGATTTCCGAACGGTCAAACTTCTTTGATTCCAGAAACTGAGCATCATTTTGAGGGATAGTTAACTGCTGATATTTTACCCCTTCCTCTAAAACAATGGTCTTAAATCTGTTTCGCGCCCCTTCTGTTTCTTTGTTAAAGGATTCCTTTACGTTCTTGGTTTCTTTCGGCCCCATTGTTCCGGGAGTCATCAAAACGCCTGACGCTTTTGCCCCGTTGGAGTAAAAAGAACCCTCATGCTGAAGTTTTGCGAGCGCACTGCCTAAAGTTTCGCGCTGTACTTGTGCCGTTGATAACCCGATGATTCCGTTTGTCCCGATATTTTTCAGGTGGATCATATTCTCTGCGAGAACTACGCGGGTGCCTCCATTTTCGTCATACACCTCGTAATAAAGTGTCCCGCGTTCGGTTCTTTTCGGGCAGACGTTGTAAGATTCAAGTAATTTTAATTCAATCGCGTTCGCAAAGCGGTCACGCTTAATTTCGGAATATCCGTTGCCCCAGGAACACGCCCAAAATACCATTGCCTGTTTCCACTCAAAGGCGTTGTAATCCGGTGATGGTTCGGCATGAAGCAGCCAGTAATTCGGGTGTTTGGTGTCAACGCGCGAGGCTTTCCCTACCTTTTCAATGACTTCTAAGTCCATTGTCGCCATTGTCTCACCAATAACCTTGATGCATGAGAAATAAGCACCTACACCGAGGGCTTTCTCTTCGTTTACGACTATTTTAGAGGCTGTTTTGTCGCCACGATCCATGAAAGAGGACAGCGATACGGACGGGTTCTCAAGTGATTGAGATTCCCGTAATTCAGGGTAAAAATACGATAAAGTGTGTTTTAAGAACCCCAATTTGAAATTGTTTTCCAAAAGTGGGTATTTCCTTATTATGGGAAGGGTAAGGGTTATTAACTATTTGGAAAAGGTATTTTTTTGCCGCGTATACACGCATGATGGAACCATTCATAGGGTAAAATGGCTATTCGGTTGATGATTTGAGGGTCTGTATTGAGGCGTTTTGTACCCTCATACTCGTTCAACCACGGATCTTCATTGTACTTTATCTGCTCCAAAAGGAAAGACTTCTTCCAAATTGAGGGCTGATGGGAGACTAAATACTTGCTTTTTTGGTCGAAAAATAAGGGTAATTTCGTGCCATTGAGGGTATAAAACCGGTTTACGGGGCTGATTTGTAGGCGTAAAAGGTCGTTTTCTTCAACAATTTGCATCAAATCGGAGAAATAAGGAGGGGGTTTGGTCAACCAGTGGTCTTCCTGACAGTAAAAAACGTAATCAGTGGGTATTTTATTAAGCAGGTTGGTTAGTCGATCGCTCCAACTGCCGGTTCCGGAATAAATCACATCGAATTTACCAAAGTCATGCTTTCCGTGTGCCTCCGTATCGGATCCGAAGTAAAAAGGGCAGTATTCAGCATACGCCAGCTTCCATGACTCTAAACACTCATCCCAAAGGAACTCGTATTGGTTGAAGGTGTGGATTAAGAGCGAGAGATTCATTGCAAAGATAAACGCTTGATGAATGCCCTCCGTTTATTCTCCTTAATTACGGATTGTCTCTGCGCTTCAGATGGGATTCTGAGGCCAGTTCTAAATGCGTGTGCTTGATTCTCGCCTTTTGTAACCCACTCTAAATTTGAATAATGATTATTTAACTTATTGCCGTCTTTATGATTAACCATCGGTTTATTGTCTGGGTTATCGCAAAATGCCTCAGCAACAAGTCTATGGATGTACCGATAGTGTGGTGATTTTCCTTTATGTAAAGAAATATTTTTGTAAACTCCGTTAGATTTATGTTTTAAAATTCGACCTGACTTCTTTGAGTAAATATCCCCTGATTGAGATACTTGATAGTCTTCAAATCCTTTAATGTCTTTAAATGTTTGCATAATCCAATTTAATAAAATCACACCAATCAATCAAATTCAATAACTGATTTCTATTCGTATTAAAATAATTCCAATCATGAATTGGCACTGATCTAATGCCTTCTTTATTCCTAAACCACACACCACACCCACAGTCAATGTCAACGGTAACAAAATTTTTGTTTGGATGTAATGAGTTAACATATTTCCACACATCCCCATGCCAATTACCTGTCTTTGTTGGTCGTGGCACTATTGTATGTTCTTCCTTGAGTGGGTTACAATCATGCAGAACAATAAATCCGTTAGGAGAAAGTATTTTTAAAGCGTTCTCAAAATCTTTCTTTACTTGCTCGGCTGTATGGAGGCCATCGATAAAAATTAAATCAAATTCAGAAAATGGTCGCGCTCCCAACTGCTGGCCCAATTCAGTGTCTGATCCGTTAATATTCTGCATGAAAAAATCATCACTCGTCATACAAAAACTTGCATGAGCGTTCGAATCAGGATCAACGCTTACCTTATACTCGCAAATTATTTTATCAAAGTTCTGAACTGGGTTTTGGACTCCGATTTCCAGGTAACGCTTTAAATTATGCTTGGTCGCTAAGTGATTAAGCAGGTCAGTTCGTTTTGGCTCTTGCATACAATTATTTTTTAACTCTTAAAACTCCAAGTCCGCCCCACCATCCTGCCTGTCTGTCCTCCAGCGTTCCGACTGTATGCCCTTTTATTTCGTGCATCTCAATCAAAGTAAATTTTAAATCTTTAATCGCTGACAAGCTACAGGTTTTCATCTTACTCAAGTCCCAATCATCACACACAAAAATAAACTCATCAGCAAGCGCACCGGCAAAGTGTGTTAATGCTTTATACTGTGCCTCTGCTGTGTGCGCACCGTCATAGAAGTAAAGTTGAATCGGTTGTTTAATCTTCGTAACATCAAAACTGAAACAATCGCCCTCGTAAAATTCAAACTTCGCGTCCTTCGTGTTCTCAAAAAATTGGCTTCTGGTTTTCGGCTCCATCATAAAATTATCAATCGCAAAAGCGTACACAGGATTATTGTAAAGCGCTGCCAGTAACGTTGACCCCTTGAAACATCCGACCTCTAAATAAGAATCAGATCCCGCGCAAAGATTATTTAGAAGGTGCCATACTTTCGGAGAACTCAGCCCGTCCAGCTTTGAAATATATTCCTCCGTCAGTTTTGACTTGTGATTCTCAGCGTCAGCAATACATTGCTTAATGTCGATCATGATCTTTTCAATTTAAAGTGATACTTTCTTGAGTTAACGCCAGCGAAGGGGTCTAACACTGACCCGGTGTCAATCATGGTGCATGGAAAATCCTGGAAGTCCGCGATGAGAATTTCACTCATCATCGAAGCCGACAAAAGAAAAACACAATCCTTTTTAAAATGGAACTCCATCTGCTCCTTTATGTTTTCGTAATGCAGCCAGCAATTTAACGTAGGCACAACGATATGAACGCAGTCAAACAATCCGGCAAGATGGGGTGGGCCGACAAGAATAATGTAACGGCCCCCCAGTGCATCAAAAAACCTACCCAAAACCCCATCTATACTCGCAGAATGCAATACGTCTGCATTATAAAGCGTAAATCCATCGAAATATCCCGCCACTTCGTTAGGTAAATGGCTGACTGATAACGGCTGAATGCCCACCATGTAGGGTGGCTCCTGTGCAACGGTCTTAACTAACCGCGCTCCTAAGTCTGGAAAATATTCGTGCCCATCACAATTACGCCCCCTCTTTCCTGTCATTGCGTTTATTTCTCCATCACCGTAACGCGCAAATTTGAAGTTTACATTCTCTTTGAGCATCATTAGAATGCGTTCGTAGGTTTCCGCTTCAGGCTCTACACCATCAAGGAACCAACGGCCTGTGGTTTCGTTTCGCGTGGCTACCATCTCCCGTGTTTTTTAATTATTTCTTTTTTTTTCTCGTCTCTCCATGATTTATGGATGTGTGGGCAGTGTAGAAATTCAGATACATTTGGGCTTTGATAGTTCCATTCTATCGTATCAAAAATGCCTGGATGTTTCCAGGCCGCGTACCCGAAAGCTATTTGATCACGCTCTGAATACTTCTCAACTTGCTCCCACCATGTTTCACAAATATTTATTGTCGCCTCACAACGTTGGCGCATAAGTATTCCGGACGCTATAAGTCCGTTGTTCTCAGGAATGCCAAGCCTTTTGTAATCACTTGCTTGCTCAACCAATTTCCAAAAATCACCCTTACCGCCACTCATGCAGCTTTTAATGTCGGTGTAAATACAGTCATCAAACGGGTGGTCTATGCAAGTCATGGGCGATTTAAATCTTTTCCACCACCTATTAAGATCGCAGTTAATAAAAAATGTTCCATCAATGAAAAGAGAAAACTCAGTATTGATATATTGATGGAAAAGTATTTTAATCTTACGAGCATTCTTGGCGTTACTCAGGTTTGGGTCTTTAGTTATTTTAACAATCTCCCATTTGTTATCCGATGGCAGTTCAAAATCCTGATCAGTAAAACAAACGTATCGCCACCCTTGCGATAAAATGAAAGGCTGTTTCAAATCATCATAATCACCTATGATTACCGTGTAGCAAATTTTCATTTGATTTCGATTCCTTCACTCAACTCAGTGAACAATCTCATTGGTTGAAATGGATGGCCGAAAGTCCATCGAGAATAGTATATTTTCTTAGTCTCGTTTATCTGTTTTAGTTCTTCATCTGATAACTCAAAGCACGCAATTATCTCGCCTTCATTACCCGGCACTTGCATAGCATGAATTACATTGTACTCTTCTTGGCCTTTACCTATCTCAAGGTCGCAGCCTGGAAATTTAATTGATTTCATTTTAAGTGTGTTTTATCTTTAACTCCGTTCTTTAATCGGTACAAATGTAAAATGTAAAGACCATCCATACGATAAATACTCTTACCTGCTTTCATTAAATCCCAGCAATACTCATTGTCAACACCTAAACATTTCCCGCCTTCTTTAAACCTTACTTCGCTCCATGTTGCCTTTGAAATCATCATGAGCATTCCTGAAACTTCGTGATTGATTGGGGTAGCGTTGAATAGTAAACGCTTCTGATGGTAGGCACGCTCCATGTGATAATCAAGTAGAAGGTTTTCAGAAACGATACCATCTAAAAGCTGATCTTTGGCCGATTCGTGTAATCGGTTGGTGTAGCAAGTCAGCAGTCCAGCGTGCGCGTATTTCTCTGCGTAGCAGTGGAGGATATGCCCAGCATCTGGTGTTAAGAACATCGAATCTAAGTCCATGAGACACGCCCAATCATTCTCAGGTATCTCTTTCATCTCTTGATTATAGGCTCTGCCTAAATCCTTGTCCAAGTCGTAAGGCTTGATGATGTGGACTTTCATAACGTCCAGTTGTAGCCACGGGTAATAACTTCGATCAATAACCTAACGAAGGCAGCGGCAACCCATAGGAATACTAAGCCTACACAAAATAAGCTGATGCCAATAAAGTATTCAAAACTTTTACTTTTAAGAATTGCATTGCCAAGGTTGGACATCGCGTTAGAAAGATTGTCAAATGCTTCTTTAGTTGTTTTCATTTTTTCATGCGTTGAGATTTGTATGACTTATAACTTTGGTAATCTGAATATTTTCTTTTTTCAAAATACTGCAAGTGAACCTGCTCCGCTTTCTCATACGCCTCTCCGTTCGTTCGGCTTCCACTCATACACGCATAAAATATTTCATCGAAACTATCAGCACTCAGCGAACACCCTTTAGCTATTGACTTAGGGAGTATAGCTATGTCTCCCTCGCCGATAGCGGAGCCGATCGCTTCGATTGTCCATTTTAAATTGCCGTCCTGATAGAGTTCAATCTTCATCCGTATACGCTTCAACGGTTACAATCTCATAACTAAATGTTCGTAATATTTGATTAGGCACCCATGACAAAATTATAAAATCCATTCGCTGAATAAGAACACCAAACCACATAGGATAAAGTTTGATTACCTTAAACTTGATTATGATATTTGGATTATTTGCCATGTCAATTACGCCTCGTTGGTGACAGTGTTAAAAAGTTCAATAACATTATCGTTGTATTCTTCTTTATGGCTTTTGTGCGTGTCATATTAATCAATTACCTGTACGCCACGATTTTCATAAACTGACTTCCTCGGTACATCTATCATCCACTCGTTAACCGCCATCGCTAAACTAATCCACGGGTCAATCTTCTTTTCCTTCCGCTCGCTCGCTCCGGTGCTTTTCGGTTTAACGATTTTAATATTCCCTTCCTCGTTTTCCTTGATCAGAATATTATCAAACGACCAAGCGACTACAGGATTACCATTGTGAATAAACTTCCCGGCCTTAATGTACTCCTCTATTTTTTTCAGGGCCGCGCTAAGTCCATATCCCTGTCTTTGTATCATTACCTCGATGCCGTGTTTCTCCTGAAGGGTTGCGGCCATCTGCCGGCTGTTCCACTCGTCGTAAGCCATACATTTGATGCTGTTCGTCTCTCTAAAGTTAAGAATTTTATTTTCAACTGCATCGAAATCTATCGTATTACCTGGGCAAATATTTATCCATCCCTGCTTGGCCCAAACAGAATAAGGCACGTTAAATTCTTTCTCGTAATAATCTGCCGCTACTTTAGGTATCCAAAGGTTCCAGAACGCTATCAGATACTCCCCATCGGTATAAAGATCGCATAGGCTTGTCAAATCCGATGAGGCCGAAAGGTCATTGCCAAGCCAGACTAAACTACCCTCATACTCCTCCCGCTTAACACCGGTCGCCAGCGAAGTCCACAAGTTAGTATCTAACCACTTGGTTTCGGATTGTGTCCACTGCCCAAGATTTAAACGCCTGAACTTATTCTCTTGCCGTGTGTCGTTCTTTGCCTGTAATGATTTCTTAGCAAGGTCGTCCCGTAAGTTTTCGGAGTAGTCGTAAAGCGGATTGCATGAGCGCCAGGTATCAGGAGAATGAATGTCGGCCAGTGGGTCGCTCTCGTAAATCACGCACCAGTACGAATCGTCTTCAATCAGCCCGGCCAGTAGATTTTTGCTGTACGTATACTCCTGATAGCACTTCGACATTTTATCAGTGCCAGGTGTTGTGATTGCCCAACCTATCGGGTTATCCCGTTGGCCGGTAGAGGTGTCAAGTGTGTCGTAAAGGTCAGGGTTTTTAGCTACGTGCAGCTCGTCATAAATCCACCCGTGTGTATTAAACCCATGCTTTGTATCTGACTTGGATGTAATTTTTTTTATGTACGAATCTTTGTAAACAATCGAACTCTGAAATACCTTAAATGACTTGCTCAGTACCGGATCGAGCGTAACCATTTTTTTTGCCGCGGTGAACAATAGCCCCGCCTGTTCATCATCCCCCGCGCAGTTATAAATCTGCGCGCTCGGCTCCCCGTCATTCCCAAGCATGGATAACTCAACACCGGCCATCATGGTGGTCTTTGCGTTCTTCCTGGGCATCTGGATGAAAACCTTATTGATCAGCCGCTTACCATTAGGCTTCCAAAGACCGAACACCGGGCGCAAGATTTCATCCTTAAACGAGTCAGGAAGTATCAACGGTTGCCCGTACAAACTACCCTCCACATGGCGGCAATGCTTCTCAATGAACTGTATCTTTTCCTCTGCCGCTTTCGAATCGTAACGGTATTTCTTCTTTAACTTTTCGAAGCGTTCGAGTGGGGTCATTTTACTTTAAAAGGCTCATTGTTTTCAATTCAATTTTCTTAGCCGGAACACGATACAAATCAGCAGGGTATAAACCAAACTTTGCAAGCCCCCTCTCAACCGCTTTCGTGTGTTGATCGAATGCTTTAAGCCATTTCATATCTGTTGGGTTATCAATTAGTTTCTGCTCCGCCTCCCTACGCTTGTACTCAGAGTAAGCAAGGGATCTCAGCCCCGGATAAACAGCTTTTGTAAGATGCCCACCGTCCCTGATAACCCCACAAAAATCCTGGAAAACTATCTTTGCCTCATCTGGCCAATCCTTAGGGGAAATGAACTTTTCAACCTGGCTAAAAGAAACTGTTTCGGGTTCTATTTCCCTGGAAGGTTCCAAAGTACCCTGAGCCTCTTTGATTTCTTTGGGAATTTGCCTCATTTAAGCGTATTTAGATGTTATAACAAGTATTTCAAACATTGCGTATAGAAAAATTCTGC